GCGCGGCCAGGGCGAGCGCCTGCGTGGTGATGGTCGCCGCGGTCAGGTCGAGCTGCACGGAGTTGAGCTCGTTCGAGGTGCCGCTCAGGGTCTTGGCCAGACCGTTGAACGCGTTGGGATCCACGGAGGTGTCACCGAGAATCACCATCTCGTTGAACTTCATCTGCGTGGAGATCCCGAGCTGCTGCAGCTGGAACTGCTCCTCATTGGTCGCGGCCTGGCCGAGGTTGCGGAGCACGCGGTCGAGCTCGAACGATCCGCCCCACTGCGTCAAGCTGACGGTGACCTGCGCGCGGGTCGCCTTACCGGGGATGTACTCGGAGTTGACCGCACGCGTCTGCGCCGCAGACGGAGTGATCAACCGGTTGTAGCCATAGATCAGGGTGCCGCCACCCATCGGGGAGACAACGTCGTCGAACACGATCTGCTCGAGCAGGGCGTTGTTGTACCGGCGGAAGTCGTCGATCACTGCGTAATCGACGTCGGTCGCGGCGTTGACCATGGCCTGAGCGAGGGTGACAACCATCGCTAGACCTCAATTTCTCGTGGAGGAATGATCATGATTTCAGTGCACGAGCCGCGGTGAGCGCCTCGCCGATGCTGCCCGGACGCTTCCGCCCTTCGCCTCCAGTGCCGCCGGCCATCGGAGCGACCGGAGCGCTTCCGCCCGGCGCCGGCGCGGCCGGCCCGATCTCGAGCTTGAGGCGGGGATTCGAAGCGACCGTTTCCGCGACCAGGGCCGCGACCTTGGCGCCGAAATCGCTGGCGTCGGGGTCGAGATCCTTGAGCTTCCCCTGCCTCGCGAGCAGCGCACCCACGAGGTCGGCGTCGGCCTTGACGTCTGGCTTTCCACACGCGTCCATGATCGCCCGGTCCTGCAGGAGCTCGGCGTTGCGCGCCTTGATCTGCTGCAGCTCGGCGGTCAGCTTGGCGGGGTCGGCCTCCTTGGGAGCGATCCCGAGCGCCTCGGCTAGGCGCTTCGTGAGCTCGTCGGTGGCCGTCTTGGCGGCGTTGTCGCGGGTGGTGGTGCGTGCGCGCTCGTCGGCCTTGCGGGTCTGTTCGGCGATGTACGCCTTCACCTCGGGTGAGAGCGTGTTCGGGTCGAACGCCGCAGGGGCCGGCGCGGGCGCGGATGGTGCGGCAGGAGCGGCGGGCGCGCCACCGTTGTCGGCCGAGCCGGCGCCGGGCTCCACGGGAGCCGTGCGCTGACGCAGCCCATGATGGGCCCATCGCGTCCTGGTAAGCATGTTTCCTCCACGGAAGGGAACGGAGCAGCGCCACGGACGCTGTGATCGTCAGGATACGACAAAGCCCCTCACCTCGGAGGAGGTGAGGGGCTGGCCGTGGGTCGTTCCGCTGTCAAGCCTACCGGTGCGTGATCGCCATGATCGCGTCAGCGCTGACTTTCGCGTCCAGCGCGGCCCGGACGATGCTGATCTGCGCGCTGTACTGCGCCTCCCACGCGGCATTCTGCAGCGCTCGGGCGGCGCGTGTCTGACCGTACATGCCCGCCTCGAGCGCCTCGAGCTCCGTCTTGGACCAGTCGAGCAGCATCAGGAAGCGCTCGGCGAGAGAGCCGGAGTGGTCGGCCTCGGTGGGCAGGTTCGCGATCGTATAGGCGGCGTTCCCGGTGGCCTGCGTCATCGTCATGCCCATAACTATAGTGGCATGTCACTAGGCTGTCAAGCCTAGTTCCCGCAGGTCACGCCCCGTGCTGTCCGATTCGTTCCGGGCCCGCGCCGGTATGTCCGATGTCTAGAGATCTTTTTCAGTCGTGTCCGTTTTGCGCAGGTTCAGGGGTCATCCGATCGGTCAGATCCTGACAGCGCGCGGGGGAGTTTCGGCCGATGTAAGCCGCACCACGCGTTCAGCCGCTCACGCGGAGTGAGAAAACCGCGTCTGGCGCGGTACAGAACGGGCTGCCGCCGGCTGCGGGAGTGCCGGGCGCCTCCCCCCTGCCGCGTTTGCCCTGGTCAGGGGGCGTAGTGGGACGTCACTATCTCCCCTAGGCTTAAGGGATGACAGACACACAGGTAGTGAGTGCTGGCGACGACATGGACATCACCGTTGAGGTGTGCACGGGCGGCGTGATCGAGGTCGGTCTCACCGATGGGGCCGAAGCGATGTACGGGGTACTGGACATCAAGCAGGCTGAGGAGCTGATCGCGATGCTCGAGCGGGCGGTCGCTCAGGCACGCCGGAGCTGAACGTAGCCGTTGGTCCAGTCGGCCAGCGCTGGGCGCCCACCCCGCCTCAGCACCATCTCAACGGTGCCGCGGGCCAGGCCCGTCTCATAGCGGATCGGACCCGCCGGATCGTCCGGCGCTGTCACCACGTCCAGCACGCGGCCCGTGCCGACCGCGACGTACTCGAGCTTCATGATCATTCCTTTCGCTTGGCCAGCTCGGCCAGCACCCGCAGGCGCTTCCCCATAGCCTCGAACCACGGGCGGTGCCCAAGCCGGTCAAACTCGTCAGCGAGCACGCCGATCTGATCTTGCAGGGCCCGGATCTCCTCGAGCGAATACTGCTGCTGCTCGTCGCCCGGCTCTTGCGTGTCGCCCGGCCCAGCAAAGAAGTTGTCGTAGATGTTGCGTACCCGCACGATCCTGTCCGGCGGGTTGTACTCAGGGTGCCAGTCGAACGCACTGCCGTGATCGATCGCGTGCAGGCGCCCCTCCGCGTCGAGCAGGGCGTTACCACCGTTGCGGTCCACGTTGCCCATCATGATGTCCGCCAAGTTGATCTGCCGGACCTGCTCGGAGTGCCGCAGCGCGGCCCGCTCCTCCTTGTTTAGCTCGACCAGCGCGCGGCCGTCGATGAAATCCATGAGCACCACGTCGTCACTCATGCGGGCGACGGTGGGCGCGCGGCCGCCGACGAACCGCACCACCAGCGCGCCAAGCTCCTCAGCATCCTGCTCGATCGCCGGATCGCGACCGGTATACCCGAGCGACCGCTTGCGCACGAGCTCGGTGCCATCGCTGGCGCGCACCCGGTCGGTCCGGGCCATGTCACCCCCGCCAAGCTGGCGCTCACTCTGGATGCCGCCGCGGTACGACCCGAGCAGGTCATCCTGACGCGCCCGGTAGGCCTGCGTCGGCAGGGCCGGCGGCGCGGCCGCGGCCGGGGGGGCGGGCGCCGGTGGCGCCGAGCCATCGCTGCGTACGTTGCCAAGGTCGAGGCGCTCGCGCTCAGGCTTGCGTTTGATGCCGAGGTGTCTGGTGTCCTCGACGTGCTGCTTGATCTCGGCCTGCGTGGCGCGCAGGCGGGCGGCCGCGGCCTTCTTGCCGGCCGGGTCCAGCGCACCCGCCTCCTGCAGGCGGGCGGCGCGGGCACGGCGCTCAAGCTCGCGCAGGCGCGTGCGGGCGGCGTTGCCCAGCGGGTCGGCCGTGTGTGTCGGGGCGGTCGTCAGGCCCGGGAGGTAGGCGCTCAACGAGTGGCGGCAGTTGGGGTGCAGCAACCCTGCCGCGATCGCCTCGGCAACCGAGCCGGCTACGTGCACCGTGATCATGCGGTCGTCGATCGCGTGCTCGGCCTGGATGGCACGGCCGCCGCGGCCGGACTCGTCCCGCGTGAGCACCTTGCCTTCCCATGGCCGGCACCGTTCGCACTCCTGCGGGGCGTTGCTGACGATGACGAGATCCAGGCCCTGCTCGGCCTGGCGGTCGAGCTGGCCCTGTACAGCGGCCTGTGCGGTCGTGGTCCTGGTGGCCATGTCAACGTACCCGGCCAGCGACCAGCGCCGCCCCCGAGCGTCTGTGAAGCCCGTGAAGCCCTGGTCTAGGAGTTTGTTCCAGACGCTCTGCGCCGCATCGCGCCGGGCGGTCGCGCCGCCGAGGATGGTCGCCGCGCCGGCCGTGACCGTCTGGCGGTAGGCATCCAGCACGGAGCGGACGACCTGCGGGCCGGTCGCCTCGAGCCTCCCTCCGAGGCTGGCCGCCAGGGCGTTGATGTTGTCCGCGCCCGGGATCGCCTGGCGCACCGCGGCAAGCTGGCGCGGGCGCCGGAACCGCCGTCCGGCAAGAGCGCGCTCGGCCGCCTGGCCGCCGCGGTTGAACGCGTCCTCCACCGCGGCCCGGGCGTCACGGGCCCCGCGGCCCGTGGTGCGCTTGACGAGCCCTTCGGTCCACCTGCGCAGCTCTCCGGCCGCCGCGAGCTTCTTCTCTGCCCAGTCCGGCCGGTCGATCCCCGCTTTAAGGCGCTTGGCCGCGCCAGCGGCAAGCTCTTGCTCGAGCGCGCCGAAGAGGCGCCGGAGCTCGTCTCCGACGCCTTCCGCGGTTGCCCTGCTAACGACCATCGCGCTGGCGTGTCACTAGATCTGTCAAGGTCTGCACCTCGGCTCGGAGCGCCTGCAGCTCACCGAGCACGGCCCGGTCGTCCGCCCCCTCGGCAGTGGCGAACCCGCTTTCCGCGTTGGCGTAAACGCTCGCCCACCACACGAGCGCCACGCTGTCCGTGCTACCGGCCAGCCACGCGGCCAGGCCGATGAGCAGCCACAGGACTGCGCGCCCCCGGCCGAACCAGACCTTATGCCGGATTTTCACTGACATTGTCCACAGGGTTGTCCACAGCCTGTGGATCGACAGGCGCCGGCGCACCGAACGGGTCGGCGTTCGGGTCGGACGGGTCGGGCGGCGCGGGCGTGTCCTTCTTGATCTCCTCGACTTCGGCGTCGACCTGGTCACTGGACCATTCGGGATGCAGCATCTCGATCTTGGTCCGCCGCGAGACCGCGCCGGCGGCGTCGAGCAGCTGCAGCGTGCGCGCCAGCGTCTCGGCGTCCGGGGCCGAGGCGTCCGGCCATTCGATGTCTGCCGGCCGCGGCACGCCCGGGAAACTGCCTAGCCAGTAGAGCTTCTGCAGCTCCTGCAACACGAACGACAGGCGCCGCAGCTGCGGTGTCCAGTATCGGATCTTGACCGCGCGGGTGCCGCGCTTCCGGCTCGCCTTGTCGTTCACGCCCGTGGCGGTCTGCGCGGGCGAGTCCTCGGAATTCTCCTCGTTGCCGTTCAAACCGGCATTTTTGAGGATGATCCGCCACAGCTCGGCCGCGGTCTGCTGATGCTCAGCGACCCGGATCTGAAACTGACTCGAGGAGATCTGCAGGGTCGGGGAGTCGCTCGCTCCGAGCTGCGCATTGACGGCCGTGAAGACCTCCTGTTCAGGGTCGAAATACAACCCCTCGCCATCGCCGAGCCGGCGCGTGTACTGCCGCGGCACGACCAGACGGCCCTTGCCGAGCCGGATGTCCCGCATCCAGCTCGACCACACCTCATCCATCTGGTCCATCTGCGTTGTGGCACCGTCGAACGCCGAACGGCCGAGCCTCCCCCCGGGCATCTGCGGATTGGGCAACATGTCCGGCTCATAGACCACATCAAGGCGGGTCGTGCCGATCACGATCCGCCCCTGGTCGTCCACGAGCCGGGCGAACCGCTCCGTGTCCGGGTAGTCAGCCAGGCTCATGCGCCGGCCCAGCCTGTCGGTCGCACCCTCGAACACGGCGTGATAGACCACGCAGACGCTCGGCGTGCCGGGGCTCATCTCGTGCCGCTCGAGGTGCCGCACGATCGGAGTACGGTCCGGCTCGGAGATGATCCGCCAGAAGGTGACCGCCTGCAGCCAGGGCCCGTAGAACTCGGGGATCGCCTGGTCGGGCAGGATCGCCTCGACGATCGGCGTGTCGGACAGGGCCACGTTCGCCGAAGCGCGCAGGTACACGCCGCCGGCGGCAGCGCCGAGCTCGGCCGCTTCATGCAAGGCCGCGTACACGCCGCCGTCGTCGAGGATCGCGTCGAGCGCGGCCTGCGACGGGTCGCCGCTCGGCGCGTCCGGCAGGTTGAACGCGGGGGGGTCGGCGAACACGAGCGCGGCACTGAGCGCCGCGACGTCGCGGGCAACCGGCACGTGCTGACGCACCTGGCCGGGCTGATTGACCGGCCGTCCCCAGAACGCCCGGCCGAGCGCCCCGACCACGCCGCCGGCCATCTGACTCGGACGGACGCTCTGGTTTCCGGCAGCACTGAAACTCGAGTAGAAACGCTGCAGTTCACGGACATCACCGCGATACCAGGCCAGCCATTCGCGGTAGAGCGGTGCTGCCTCGGTGACGTCTGCGGGAGGCCATGCGGTGCCGGGCTCGTAATCGAGCGGCATGAAAGAGCCCTCCCCCTGCTGCGTATCGGTGATCGCAGTCTACGGGGGAGGGCTCGTCGCGCGGCGAAAGCTACTGGCGCTCGAAGCAGGCGCTCAGCGAGCGCGGGAAGACCGCGGTCGCGCCGGTGGCCGGCACGCGGGTGATCGAGATCAGGCGCACGCCCTTGGCGAGCTCGGCCGAGATCACCTTGCCGTTGGTCAGCTGGCCGACGCCGTCCGGGCCGATGGCCGAGACCGGTGACCAGTTACCCTCTCCGTCGCTGGCCCAGACACGCACCGCGGCCTTGTCATCGCCGAGGTCGCCGCCGATGTTCAGCCACACCCTGCGCGGGTCGGCCACCCCCGCCTGCACCGGCGGGATGACCAGGCTCGTGGTGCCCTGCTCGAGCTGGACCGGTCCGAAGCTCTGTCCCATGTCGTCCTCTTCCGTGTCCGCCGCGGCCTGTACGCCGCCGATCTGCCAGGGTTGCGTACCGTCCGCCCGGGCGTCGCCCACGACGGACAGGTGCCCGTGCGTGCGGTGCCGGTCGCGGTTCGGGTCGTTCGGGTTGTACGGGCCCCACGTCCACGCCGCCCGGTTCGCGGTCGCGTAGGAACTGAAGATCTGGTCGTTGGAGATGCCGTACTTCACGCGGGCGTCGTGACTGTGCCGGATGTTGTCGAGCACCCTGTGCGCGTCCAGCCCGAGATCGGGCCGGTTGGGGAAGTCCCCCGCGGTGACGACCTGCTGACCGAGACCGGGGAAGTTCTTGGGCGAGTGATCCGACGATGGATCGTGCACCGCGTCGCCGATCGTGCCCCATTCGTCCGGCTGGACACCACCCGAGCCGTGCGGTGCCGCCGCAGGCGCCGCACGCTCGAGCTGGTCGAACAGGGTCTGGATGGATCTCGCAGTCCGCCATGCCATGACCCGAGGGTAACTCCTACCCCTGCTCGCCGGACAGAGCCTTGTCGATCTTGGCGACAATGGCACGTGAAAAGTCTGCACTGACGTGGCCCACGTACGGTTCCCCCTCGATATCGAAGAATTCGGCACGTACCCGCTCGAGTGCCTCCTCGAGCACGTTCGCCCGGGCGAGGAGCTTGTCGTGCGCGTCCACCAGGTGGCGTTCGGCCTTGATCACGTTGACGACCGTGGCCGCGGTGTCGCTCGGCCGGGCGTTCTGGGGACGGCCGGCCGCGTGCAGGGCTTCGCGGATCTGCTTCCACTGCGCGGCCAGGTCGGTGAAGTAGCCCATCATCGATCCGTCCTGGCCGGACACGACCTGCGGGGGCATGAGCGCGCGCAGCTGCTTGAGCTCGGGCTGAGCGACCGCCCGCATGGCCACTCCGACCAGCTGCGAAAACGTGGCGTCGGCGCTCGCTCCGAGCGCCTTGGCCATCTCGCGGTGCCGGGCCTCGAGCTTCTCCGACGCGCGCACGTATCCGTCCTGGTGGCGAGCGTTGTTCGCGTACAGCTGCTCAACGCCGGCGATCAGCTCGTCAGCGCCGAACCCGTCATCGCTATGGACGTGCAGCGCATCGGCCAGGCGACCGAGGAACTCGTCGAGGTCATCGGCCGCCTGCGGGGTCGGGGCGTCGAGGTCGAGACGGAAACGCTCCATCGCCCGGCCGGCGGCGTCGATGAGCATCTGCATTTCCATGCTCGACGGGCTCACGTCGTCGCTGACGCTCAGCTCGGCGCCCTCGACGGACAGCGTGAGCAGGTAGCCGCTCGGCCGCCCGGGCGCGGCCTGCACCTCGAGCGTCGCGGGCACCGCCTGCGGGTTGGGCAGCACGAGCGAGACATCCTCGCCCGGGCGCACCTTGACAAGGTGATCGATGAGCCACTTCGCGAGCGCGCGCTGCTGCGGGATCGGCAGATGCACGGAGTGTGCGTCAATGCGCACAGCACCCGGGTCGCAGCCGCAGATACTCTCGCCGAGTGGAAAGGCGCGGATTTCGTCCCCGGCGTGGTCTTCGTACAGGAATTCCCTCATGCGCCCAGTGTAGTGGAGCGCCACTATCTGGTCAAGCTTCCGAGGAGCAGGGGCTGCTCGGCGCCGAGCATGTCCATGAGCGTGCCGGGTAGCTGGTCGGGAAACACGTCGTCCCACCAGTCGTCGCGGGCGGTCCGGCCGATGTAGCGGGTCCCGTCGAGACCGTGGTCGGCCTGCTTGAGCGGCTTGTCCTCACCTTTCTTGGCTGCGGCGGGGTCCCATACGTAGCCCGGAACCTCCTTGATCAGCTCTTTGGCGTCGGCGCAGACGAACAGCCGGTCGTGCGCAATCAGGCTGGCCATGTCGCGGATGCCGGCCATCACGTTGTTGTCGGCGGGCGTGGACTCGAGACCGAGGCGGTAGAGTTGCACGCGAAAGCTCGCCGCGCTCGGGTCGACCGCGAGGGGGTCGGGGCGGAAGCCCTCAACCTCGGGCGCGCCAGGTGTGCGGATGCGGTTGAGCCATCCCTGCAGCCCCTCGGCGTATTCGAAATCGGTCTTGCGCCGGCCGTCCGACTTGGGCGCGTAGCGGTGCTCGGCGGTGACGTAGAGGGCCAGCTGGTCGGTCTTGGGAATGTGCGCCGGCGCCGGCCCGAGGGCCATGGTCACGGCGTGGAAGGGGTTGACGGTGCCGTAGTCGACGCCCGCGCCGATCCAGCGCTTGAGCGGCGGGATACGCGAGAAGGGCAGCACGTGCCGGTCTTCATCCCACGCGTCGTAGATCGCACCCTCGGCTAGGCACCATTCACCGAGGATGTACCGCTTCCGGAACACGCCCGTGTACGACCGCTCGAGCAGCTGAATGAACTGCGCGGACAGGTGCGGGTTGTCGTAGATGGAGAAGCTGTAGACGGTGACGTCCTGCGTGTCCGGGTCACGCAGGCTGCGCCGGATGATCGTGCCGTCCCGTCTCAGGTGCACCGCGGCGCGCTGAATCCAGTCGATGTTCAGGTGGTGGGTGCTGGCCGCGGGGTTGCCGGTGACGAACCACTGCGCGCCCGGGTCGGAGCAGCGCGTCCGGGCCATGTCGAACACGGACTGCGGCCAGGTGGGCGCCTCATCGCCGTAGAACCCGACCAGGGTCATGCCCTGAATCTTGGCAACGGCCGCCTCGTCGTTCGCGCCGGCCAAGTAGATCTCACGCCCGCAGACCCGCATGATCCCCGAGCCCTGCACGATCTTGGCGCGCTTGGGGCCGAGCAGCTGCACGATCACGTCGAGCACGTTGCGCTTGAGCGACCGCTCGGTCTTGCCGATCATGGCCAGCCCGCCGGGCGGGCCCTCGGTCACGAACAGCAGCCAGCGCACGATGCTGACCACGGTCTTGGATGAGCGCACCGCACCCTCGAGGATGTGCCCGGTCGTCCCGTCCGGCCCGCTCAGCGTGAACGTATCGCGCTGCTTGCCGCGTTCGAGCGGCTTGAACTTGGAGAAGCGGAACGGGTCGGTCAGATCCTCAGCGGGCGGCGCGACGGATTTCACGAGCATGTGCCTTGAGGTAGCTCATGAGCCTTCCCCCGCCAGCGCGCGCAGGAACTTCCCGACCTCGGTCGTGTCGCGGTCCTGGTCGTAGGTGTCAAGCATCCGGTGCTTGTCGAGCGCGATGCCGAGCCCGACAAGCAGGCTCTGCTTGTCGCGAGCGTTCAGCATCGGGATACGTGAGGCGACGACCTCACCGAAACTGATCCCGCTCACGACCGAGCCGCCGGTCCGAATCTCCCCGATCAGCTCCCGCGACAGCTCGAGCAGCTCGGCTGAGAGCGCTTCCCGATTGCGCGCATTGCGCTCTTTCAGCGTCTCTGTGGCGTTTTTGGTCTTGCTCC